TTCAATCCGCTCGACATCAACGACAATGATTTCACTCCAACATCTGTCGATTTTTTTAATCCTTTTCCTATTCCTGAGCCCATTTTCATGAATTTGTCAGGAATTTTTGAAGACACTTTATCGAATGCATCCCCTAGTTGTTGAGAGACTAATATTCCATTCATTTTTATTCCCAACAAATTTCCCAGTACTCTCTTTTTAACTGAGCTAGGCATTAATTTGCTCATGCTGTCGATAAATGTGCCTTTCAAAACAGCCAGATATTTTGGAAGACCACTCATGAAATTTTTTAATCCTGAAACTTTGGTTGATAATAAATCAAAGCCTCCACCTAATGCTCTAATATAGTCAACACTTCCACCAACAACAAAAAGAGCACTTCCTAGTGCTCCTATTTGCGGAATAAGTGCTCCAACATCTTTTAAATTCTTAATACCATTGGCAATAGCGTTCATCGTTGCTTCTGCGCCTTTACCAAATTGAGAAATCATTTCTCTCATTTGAGGTAGCTTATTTTTGGATAGCATGTCATCAATTGCTTGCATGATACTTAAAACACCTCGTGTTGTTGCAGCTTTCATGTTATCAATTGTACCCGTCCAAGATGAACCAGCTTGTAAAGCTGCACCAGCAATTTTATCAACTCCGTTGGTTCCCTCTGCCATAGCTTTTTCTACAACATTTAAGAACTGTTCAGTAGTTATAGTTTTAGCTGATAGATCTTCTTGTACATCTGCTGCATTTCTTCCAACTGCTTTAGCATAAATTCCAACAGCATTGATACCAACGTCAAATAGACGGTTCAATTGTTCCATTTCAACTGTACCCTTGGTTCTCATTTTTGCTAGAGCATCAGTAACTGTTTCTAACTGTTCATTTGTTCCTTTACCATAGAAGCTAACAGCATCCACCCAAATTCCAACAGACTTAGTTGCTTTGGATAGATCCATACCACGAGTAACAAAGTTTTGTGTTGCTTTTGCAGCAATATCTAATCCATATGCAGTACCTTTAGTGATTTTCTTCAATTCTTCTAATGCTTTAGTAGCATTTTCGGCACTACCAGTAATTTGAGTAATAGTACGGTTGAACGCTTCCATTGTGTCTTGTCGACCCATAGCAGAAGAAATAGAGCTTTTAACTAAGTTAGCACTTGCGCTTAAAGCTTTAAAAACCCCTATTCCACTAGCAATTTTCATTATTGAACTGGTAGCTCCTTCACTTGCACTTTTAATACCTGAAAGACTGCTGTTAGCCATTTTCATAGTGCTTGTAAAGTTTTGATCAACGGCACTCAGTATTGCTTTTACACTGTATGTTTCCAATAACTATCACTTCCTTCCTTGAATTTCTACAGCTTGTCTAATACGTTCGATGAGAGAAGTTTCGTTATTGTGATTTTCTATACTGCTTTCGATTTTCTTTCGATTAAAGAACTGTTTGAAAGTTCTATATACATATCTGCCACTTTTCTTTTGTGCTTTTGCTTGTCTGATGGTCCATGCTAAAAGAAATAACTGTTCTGAATCATCTAGCATTTTCTTTTGAGCACCTTTCATCAAACATCTATAATCTTTGATTGTTAATCTATTGATTTTATCAATATCATTGATGTTTAAATAGCGAAAACAATTTTCAATTATTTCTTCATATGTTACTACATTGCTTGATCCTGTTCTTCTTGCATTTTTTCTTCGTACTCTTTCATTAACATTTCTGCTTTCTTCTTTGTAGCATTCGACTTTTTTAATTCTTTTAACACATCGTCGAAAAGAACATCGATATCTGTATTTTCATTATCGATATAATTATCAAGCTGATCTTGAGTGACTCTTGGATTTTCAGTTCTATTTGCTACAAATAAGCAATCAGATAAAGTAACAGTATTTCCTGTTAATAAGTTTGGAATCAATGTTTCCAAGCCAATTCCAAATTGAACTCCATTTTGTTCAATTGAAGATTTTCCATCTAAATATCTTACAAATCCAATTCCAAATCTAAAATTATACGTTTTATTTTCAATAGTTAATTCCATAATTATCTCCTCTCATCTAAATAAAAAGAACGGATATAAATACCCGCTCTATTCTCCACTTTCTTTTGTTACATCTTTATAGACGTAAGATGCGATTTCTTTTTGTTCATCAGTTAATGTTGCATATCCGTCTGCACCTTGACCGTTAGCACCGTAAGTGATACTTACCTCAACATTATCTTCAGCATTAGAAGAAATTCCTAATTCAGTAATATATCCTTGATAGTATTTTGATTTATATTTACCACTATTTGTACTAGAACCCGGTTCAGCTAAATTGACTTCCCAACATTCTACAAGTTTGTCATTTAACATTGCTGACTCTAATTTATCAATCATCTTATCGCCTTTAGGCAATAATGATGTACTAGTAATTTCAATTTCAGCAGCACCAGGTGTACGAACATTGCCATCTTTTGTTTGTGTGGAATCAGCATCTTTTGATGTTGTTCTTTCGTTTTCAGTAACAAAAGCTAAAGCACCTGCATTTTCTGTTTTTGAATCTTCTGCCACTCTAAATAAGTAGACAAGTTTTTTACCTGAAATTGTTTCAGGACCATCACCAGCAAATAATTGCAAATCAAATTTATTGATCACTTCTTTTTCCTCCTTTACTAGAAGATTTGAATTCCAATTCCAATATAACATGCATAAGTGGTGTTGAATCTGCTGTATCAACTAAAGATTTTTGCTTAGTTGTATCTACTAAGATTCGCTGTTTGATATCTTTAATTTCCCACTTGTAATTGTTTGTGTATTCCAATCTTCTTGCGATGTTTTTTATTTTTAATGCCATGTTAGAAACAGTTCCTCTTTTTCTAGGCGTATCGTTCCAAATATGAATTGCTTGATACACATTGTTGAAGATAGCTGTTTTATTGCCATAATCATCTGTTTGTTGACTATCGGCGAGATAAATAAAAGGATATGGTGTTTCTTCAGGTGGCATAAATCCATCAAAAACCATATCCTCTCCATATTCTTCTTTTAACTTTATTACAAAGTAGGTAAATAACTCTTGTTGTGGATCCATTACTTATCCTCACTTCATTAATTTTTTTAAATCTCTTTTAAAGATTTCTTTTTGAACATTGAAAGATGGCCATACAAAAGGTTGAGGTGCCATACGACGTGTACCGTATTCCAAATATGAAGAATAATGAGTAGTTGGCTCAACTGTAACGGTCAAATTAGAGTCCGTAAAAGTACTTCTAATGCTTCTTTTAGTTGCACCTGTTGAGTATCCTTTGACAAAGACTGCATTTCTTGCCATTAGCGTTTGCAAATCTGCACCATTTTTCTTAACAACAGTTCTAGCATGATCAAGAGTCGCATTTTTCTTTAGTTTTGCTTCTAATTCTTTTAATCCTTTAATTTGTATGCTTTTTCCCATTTTGAGCCTCATGAAGGATAAACGACTGCTTATTTCTTAAACTTCTCTTATAATCCAAATTGTATATCTTGTCTCCAATTCTGATTGAATCAAATTTATCGTTGTAATGATTCAAAATATGAACCGTCAAACTTCCTTGTTGAATAGTTCCATATACAATTCGCATGATTTCAGTTTTGGTATCCATGACAGATGCCATTACACAAGTTTCTTTTGTTGTACTTTCTTCATAGTCACCTGTAGCAGGATCATACTTACCTTGTGTAACTTTTTGAAAAAAAATAGGAGTGTCATACCTCATAGAAATTTGACAACTCCTTTTACTTCATTTTGTTTGTTTTTCCAAGCCTCTATGTCATTTAGATATCCATTGAAATCATTATCATTAAACGCCATTGTTTCTCCTTCAACAGTATGACTTGAAATACCTTCAGAACCAATCTTATTGTATCGAACAATTGAAACTTCAGTAACGATGTACTCTAACTCATTCGGTACTTCTTCAACATCCAACAACGTTTTCAATCGATTAGTAGTAAGACGAATAATTACATTTAATGTTGCATTTGACTCTCCTTCAGAAAATCCTAAGAGAGTAGTTACATCATCAATAATTGCCATAACTATTCGCTTTTAGCTTTTTTAGTTGTTTTCTTAGGTGCTGATTTTTCGTCCTCTACTTCCGTTTTACTATTTTCTACAATAGCTTGTCCTACAACGTTTGCTTCTACTACAACCTTTTCTTTATCTTCAATGTAAGTGATAAGTGGTGTTTCTAGTTTATTTTTTGATGTTGCAAGTTCAATGATACGTTCCCTGGATGGTTCAAAACCATCTCTAGGGTACACATCACCAGCGTTATAAATATGATCACCATCTGTTAAATCAACGAATCTTTTAATTGCAACGTACATTATGCAGCTTCTCCTGGAGTGATTGTTCCTTTGAATACACCATCAACGTATTCAACAAAGAATTTAACACCACACATTAATAATGTTTCAATTGTTGCATTGTCTGTTTTAGAAGTATGGACCATACCTACTAGACCTGTTGTATCACTTGTTAAGCCGAATGTATCAGCAACATCTCCATCATTTGTTGGAATAAAAGCACCTGCAATATTTTCTTTGGCAGTACCATATACAGCACCTTTTTCTAATTCTGGTGAAACAATGACATCACCTAATCCTAAGAAATTTTTTAAATATGTGAATCCATAAGCAGTTTGTAAAGTAATTTCTTTTGAGCCTAAATATTCTGCAATATCATCTGTAGATACAAAATAAATAGGTGTAACAGTTTCATCTTTATAATGTTTAACTAATTCTCCCCATACTGCAGATAAAGCAGATTGTAAAGTCTTACCAGTAGCAGTACCAGTCCCTTTTTTTAATGTTGAATAGAAAGTCTTTTTGATTTGTCCTTGAATTACACCAACCATTTTTTCATCAGTTTGATTGATAGCAATATTACGTCCTGAACGTTGAATTGCTTCTGCAGTAGTTGATTTACGATATTTTTCTAATACTAGGTCAATGTCTTTTACTTTCTTTCTAGTTACTTTAGTTAAACCGATTGTTTCACCTTCTCCAACTTGAGGAGCAACTGTACCAACCTCCATTTTATAAATTTTGATTGTTGTTCCTGAAGACATTGGTGTTAATTCAGTAACCCCTAATAAATCTTGTAATTCATTGATATTTGAACTGATTCTAGAAGTATAATCGATAGAAATCCCTGGTTCTAAATCAGTTGTAACTGTTGTATTTGTTGGTGCAGCAAATAATTGTAAATTGAATTCTTTTTTCATATATTTATCTCCTTTTATCTAAATAATTCAGGATGTTCAGCCATTAATTTTTGACGTTCTGATCTGTTTTTAACTTTTAGAATATCTTCTTTAGTTAACTCTTTTGAACTATCCTTTAATCGAGGTGTTTTCCCTCTTAATGCTTCAGCTACTGCTTTTTGAACAGCATCATTGAAGTTTTTTACAAAGCTTTCTACATTTGTTTTTGTTGTTTCAGCATCTTCAGCTACTAGATTTACTAATAATTCATCATTAACAACGATTTTCGAATCGTTTAAGATTCCTCTGGCAACCTTTGTCATTGCTCCAATAGCTTTTTCTTTTTCATAACCGGCGATTTTCTTTTGGAGTTCTTCCATTTCATGTTTTCTTTTTTCTTCTTCGGTCATGTTTTTTAATCGTTCAGCTTCTGCAGCTTTTGCGCTTTTTTCTTTTTGTCTTTTTTCCCATTCAGCAAATTTTCGATTGATGATGTTGTTTACATCTTCATCAGTGTATTTTTTGTCATCATTTCCTGGTTTATCTTCAGGATCATCATTACCTGGTTCACCATCTCCGCCTTCTTCAGCGAATAGCTGTAAATTTAAGTTTCTTTTATGGAATAATAATTTTTCTAATTCTTTTTTCATTTTTATTTCTCCTATCCGTATCTTTTAGAGAGTTACACGCCTGCTCTTTTCCGTAGCTTAAAGTTTCCACGCCTGACTCATCCATATCTTTTAATGTCGTAAATGCTTGGACAAAATAAAAAGCACTCATTGAAGTGCTATTCTTTAATTTCTAGTTGTACGTAATCAGGATATCTATTGCTTATTTCTCTGCATCCAATCATGAATCCTTTGACTAGTGTAATTGCTTTACATGTTGGATGATATATACCTATATATCCTTCTCCTTTTTCTAGAGAAGTGTTTATTTTGTTTGGTGTCAATTCTTCCAAACTATAGCAAAGCGTTTGTAAAAGAATAGACACGCCTGCACAAACAATATCTTGGCCACATATGTTATAATTTGCATGACCAACACATTTTACTGCTATATGTTCTTTAGAGATTCCAACTGTAATTTTAATCATATAAATTCCTCTTTTAGAAAATAAAAAAGCAATCAACCTCGATTGCCATATTTCTTCTTATTCCGTTCTAATGATTTGGTTTTGGATTTAGGTGGTGGTACGTAGCAGTCATATTTTTCATGACGGATATGCCCACAAATCATGCATATATATTGTATTTTCTTAACGACAACTTGTCTTTCCTTATCAAAATATTGAACTGTTCTGCATTCAAATTCTTGATGATAGTGAGGTCGTAATCCTTTGGCCACACATTTTCCTCCTTTCTTAAAATCATATGAAAAATTATTAGAATTTTTTTGAAATAAAAATCACTATGCTTAATATGAAACTCAATGCATAAAGTGTTAATTCAATAAATAGTGGAAATAATACAATCCACCATGACCAGGTAATAAGTCCTAAAAGTTTTGCAATAACAAATATAATTAACAATGCTTTTAACATCCCATAACTCCTTTCTATTTTTTACAAAAAGAAAAGCAAGTCATTTAAACTTGCTCATTAAATACATTCGGTTTCTTTAACTGCTTTTTCTAATTTTGGAAAAATAGTTGCTATATAATTAACAACATCTTCATTATGAAATTGATATCCAAACTCAATTCCTGCCTCATACATAAACGCATGAACTAATTCATGTCTTAATGATGCATTGATCATAACATCATCCTTGTGCAAAAATATCTTCTTTTCTGTGTAATCAACATATGCATCTGCGTTATTTTTAAGCATACATGAATCTTTTTCACCTAGCTTTTCAATTTCATAAGTTGTTCCTAAAACATTAACTTCCATATCTACTCCTTAATTTGAACAAAATAAAAACCGACTACTTGTCGGCTTGATTATATCAGTTTGTTAAATATCCATTTTCATATAAGAATAACATTTCATCAGTACTAAGATAATCTGAAAGTGTTTCAATATGACCATAATCTTCTGAAACGTCTTCAGGGATAGTAGGCTTAAATTCTTTAGGAATAAACCCTAGCTTATCACATATTCTTTTATATTCAGTTTCAATTGCTTGTTTATTCATTTGATATCACCTCTATTGTTACCCCTGCATCTTCAAACATTTCTTCTACTCTTTTAGTATATCCATCTTTTTGCAAAACATCAAGTGCAAGAGAAGCAATATTTATGTTGAATTTATCACTGTTTTTTATTTGGTATTTATACATGTTGCCATTATGACAAACAACAAGTCCAAACAAATATTTTCTTTTGTCTGCTACCACTAAATCATTTATGCTTGGTACACTACTTCCTGGATGATTATGCATACCGATAATACTATAATCATCAATTTCATTTAAAAACTTAGACATTTCTTTAGTAGGAATACAACTAAAATCAATGTCTCTTTTATTGCTGACAATTGTTTTACCTGTTTTAGAATCAATATACGCTAAGTCTTCGTATTTTGTTCCTGATCTATGTTCAAGAATTTGTTTTGCAAGATAATAAACATTTCTGTTAATATTTTTATCGTTTGACAAATTATCAAATTGTCTTCTAAATTTATTTGAATTTAACATATTTTTACTTACTACTGAATTTTTATAAGGCACTTTCTTACTTGATTCAGTTTCTTTAACATTCTTTAAAGCTTTATATTCATCAAATCTCAAGCTATGTTTGCCAGTAGCAATCCCATCAAGCCATTCATCATATAATTTGCTATCCATATGAGGTCCTGTTGAGCAATGACAGTTTGGATGCATTGGTGGAGCGTTGTCTCCAACATTCATTCGATTCAAAGGAAAAACCTTGCCATCCAATGATCTGCACGTATCACATGCATCACCAATCCCACATGTAATATATTCATATTCATCAAATCCATTTGCTTCGTATGATTTCTGTTGTACATCTATTTGAACTCTAGCAAGTTCAGTTCTCATTAAACGCTGTGCATCACTGATTTTAACATTGAAACGTTTTCGTAACAATCTAGCCAACTCATTAGGATTTTTCCCTTGAATAAGACCAGTTGATAATAGGCTCTCAAGATCATGCTTTAATAAGTCTTGATGCATCCATATTCTATCGCTATATGTTGCATTATGAAATGATGCATTGACGATAGAATGAACTGTATCAGCATTGTCTAAAATTGTTGATCCTAAAATGCCTGCCTGTCTTTGAATTTCATCAAGTGTTCTATTTTCAAGAAGATTATCCATATATTTTTCTAATTCATCATGGCCACTTACTAAAGCCAAACCAATATTGGCTTTTAACAACTCAAGTCTGTTGACTTTCATTGTTAAGTTGTAAAGCTTCATTTCATCATTTGCTTGTTGTGAAAAGTTTTTTTCTTCTACATACTGTTTAGCTTTTCTTGAATAAACTTCCATATCCAAATTAGAAGCTCTTTTTTTAGCTTCAGCCATTGTGATACCAGTATCCTTTGCATATTTAGCATAGAAGTTATTGATTTCAGATTGTACTTCATCCATCATTCTTTGATAGATTTCTTTAATCTTCTTATCATATTCTTTTTCATCTTTGATATTCTTCAAGCGTTGTTTTTCTTCTCTTAAACGCCAATATTCGGCACTATTCATCTATTGATTAAACATCCTTTTATCAACAATAGATTCTTTAGAAGCTTCATCTTCTAGCTTGATTTTTTCTTTTTCTTCTTGAACATCTTCAACGATTGAAAGAGAAGATAATTGAGTATCTTTAGAAACAATTCCTTCTAAGTTTTGAGCAATTTGAGTTTCTTCAAGTACATTTGCTGGATAGTTTTGACTGAACTTATAAGTAACATCAACCCATTTGTCTTCGTGAATTGTGTTGATTGGGTTGCTGAAAATAAGTTTATATCTTCTATCCAAAGCACCAGTAAACTTTCTTTCTTTTGTCTTGGCCAAATTAGACATAGAAAGCAACTTATACTTAAGTGCTATTCCTGATGTTGTTCCAAAGTTTTCATCCTCAATATTGGGTGTCATAGACATTTGAAAAATCAATCTTTCTAGCCGATTGATAAGGTTTTCCTGTGAGCCATCCGCATTAGGTTTTTCAAGAAATCCTACATCAACCGTATTCGATTCTTCATCAAAATTAATGATCCTGTTATTTCTAATATGAATAATTCCATCTTTATCAACTTTAGCCCCAATAATTTTCAGATAAGCATCCGCAAAGTAATCAACGTCATTTGCTTTTTCACTTATTGCTTTGTTGTAAGCATTGATCATTGACCACGTACTTTCGAAAGCACTCATACGTTCAGCGTTTTCTACATATTCAGTAACTGGAACACCATCAAATCCATGAAGTGAACCTTCACCAATAAAATGCATACCACTTTTATTACTGAATTCATAAACGTAAGAATCATCGCTCAAATAACCATGCATAATACTATTTGAATCGTAGTAATATGTAACGAAAAACCTTGGCTCTGGAACGATTGAATCATCATATACGATAAATCCTTTAGTTGGTTCAATGTACCTAATACCCACCTTTGCGTCTTCATTGATAAAATACATTTCATAACATTTGCCATAGATACTGCAGTTTTTTGAAATCTCTGCATTGTTATCATCTTGATGATTTCTCTTATCCAATTCATTGATGTAAGTAGCAACCTCTTCATCTGTTGATGATACCTTGATTGGAATACCAATAAAAAAACCGTTAAACGTATCAACTATGTATTTAGCAAAGTTTACGATTATACGGTTATCCGGTTTGTATTGTGGTTTATCCTGGTACATCATAATTGGATAGAACCCTTCATATCCATCTTTTAACTTTTTATATCTTGAACCATTTAATTGCTGGTGCTTAGCAATGTATTTATTCAAATGTTTGATATCCATTGTTTCATCATCGGAAATGGTAAAAATTTCATCTTTTGCAATTACCTCTAATGTCTTCATTAAATACCTCCTTCCAAGTCCATGTTCAATCCTGAACCTTTTAAAATTGTATAGATAAAATACCTGATAGCATCCATTGCATGGTCATTTTGTTTGATAGGTGCATCTTCTCCTCTGGCACTTGCTTTAGGATCCCATGCATAAACAGAAAATTCCTTAATTGTATTCTTACATTTACTAAAAAACTTAATTTTGCATTGATTGAGCATTGTGCTTACCAATCTAATACCATTTGATACATCGTTCTTAGCTTTTTTAACTCTAAACCCTCTTTTCTTTAACTCAGTAATAAATGATGCTGCAGAAGGGTCTACAACAATTTGAAATATTTCTTTTCCATCAAGAAACCCAACCAAGTCATCCGCATATTCACTATCAGTTTTTTGAACTTTCCTGTCACGTCCTGAATAGTAGTATTCACTAATGCAGTACCAAATGCCATCAGTTCCTTTATTCCAAAGCAAAAAGACCATGGCGTTTTGAGTACCATAGTCACAACTGACATATCTATAGTTTTTGTTATCAATCAAGCAATCACAATCATCAACAATATGCTTTTCTTTATTGAACATATCGTAAATAATACCTTCAGCAACAGTCCAAAGTCCCTTGATATATCTATCATAGAAAACTCCGCTCCATTGACTTTTATATCTTTGCTTGATTTTTTCACTTAAAGAAAGATTGTCATCCATTGTAAAATGCAAATAAATGATGTTCTTTTCTTTTGCTTTATCAATCCAATTAACTTTAAACCAATGAAATGGTCCGTCAGGGTTGCAGTTGAACCACCACTTCGAACCTTCAACCGAACAACGAGCAGTTGCTTGGTTAACAAATGATTCTGGCATCAAAGCCACTTCATCAAAGAAACAACCAGCCAACGTAATACCTTGTATCAAATCTTGAGAGCTTTCATCCTTACCGCCAAACACGTAAAAATAATTGGTTATTCCATTTTTGCTGATTTCAACCATGTTATCAGCTCGATGATCTTTCAATTTATAACCTCTTGACCATAGCATCAGTTTTAAAATATTCAAAACGTTACGCCTAAATGAACCAATCGTCTTACCACACATTCCAAAGTTGCATTCAGTAAAATTAGACATAGCCCATATCACATAAGAAAGAGACATTGAAACTGTCTTTCCTGATCTAATTGAACCATCTGCTATAATTCCATCTTTATCTTTAACTAGTGAATTCTCAGTCCACCAATTTAAAACCTTTCGTTGTTTCTTGCTAAAGGGTTTGAATTTGAAAACTGTTCTAATCTTCTTCATCTTCCCAATCCTCTTTTGCACTAGCGTTTAATGCTTCCAAGAAACCATCATTTCCAATATTGTTTTGTTCATTTTTATCTTTCAAGTGTTCATCCAACCATTCAAGTGCTTTTAGTGAATCTGACATTTTCACTGCTTTCCCATCCATCTCGCTTTCATCCAAGAATGCAATTTCAATATATCTTTGGACTATATCATTTGGATCAAGAAGAATCTCCTGATACATTAATTCTTTCAATCGTTGTATCTCTTTTTGTATTTTAGGTTCTTTTCTTAAATCACAAGCTTTTACCATAGCTGTAGAATACTTAGCACCATATGCCAGTTGGTATGCCTTCGTAGCGTTATGATACTTCATAAAGTAAACACAAAAGAGCTGTTGTCTTTCGTTCAGCTCTTCATTTTCAACTATCTCCTTTGCTATCTTTTTAGCGACCTTTTTGGTTGCAACCTTTTGTTTTTTTGGTTGCAACTTTTTATTCTTCCAGTAGCGACTTTTCCATGACTTGACAGCACTAACTGACACACCATATTTAGCTATATCTTTGTATTTCATCCCATCTAAATAATCCTGGTATGCTAACTCGTATTTCTCTTTCAAGCCATATCACCACCTCCATAAATGATTTATATGCATAATAAAAGCATTTGAGCTTCTTATTCTAAATAATTACGAAAAAAGCCCTAGAGAATAGAGCTTTTAACAAAGATTTACCATTTAGAACGAAATGTTGTGTGTGATTAAAAAGTTCTTTTTCTTTTCTCTTGAAACCACAATAGCATAATAACATGGAAATTAGGGTTCATACTAGGTCCAAATTGGGTCCAATTAGGGCTCACTTTGGGTTCATTTTGGGTCCAAACTAGGCTCAAATTGGGTCCACTTTTAATAAAAAATTATCATTGGTGATAAAAATAAAAAGAATGAACATAATTATTCATCCTTGATACTGTTAAAAAATCGGTTATTCAATTCTTCTAAAGATGGCTTTTTATCTAGACTAATATACTTAGCCAATTCTAAACAAGCTTTTGGAAACTCTCTCTTGTAAGTTGAAACACTTATGCAATAAGATTCATCAAGCGTTCTAATCATTTCAGAATATCCTCTTGAACACACATACGTTCTAATGATGTTTCTATGTCCTGCATTGAGCAAATATAACAGTGGCATAAATTTATCAAGTTCTTTGTTAAAGAGCTCTAGGCGCTTTGTTAGAAGTTCTCTACGTAGCATATTAGAAGTGATTTGTTCTCCTTTTGATTTTGAAAATCCTCCTGGCATTTCATCACTATATTTTATTGATTGAGGACTTGGGATATCCTCTATTTCAAAAGTCAAAGAAAACTTTTCTAGATTGATTTTTCTCAGCTCTTTTAGATAATCCTTAACTTCTTTGATTGTTTCTTTTTCTTCTTCTGTAAAATTCATCCCTTGTCCTCCTAAAATCTACTTTTTTTTGTGTTCTAGATAATCTAGTTGTGTATGCAATTTTTCCATTGTTTTCAAATGCAATTCTTTATCAAAGTTAGTTGCACATGTTAAACGACCAATTACATACTTGATTTCTTTTTTTGTAAGCTGACATTCATTAAGTTTTTCAATTAAAATATTCATTTAAAATACCTCACCACACAAAAATATAGATCATACCAATAACTAGAAAAAAGTGTAGTAAGTTCCATACGCATTTAAAGTTTTCACTTGTTCTATTTAGATTGACCGCCCTAAATATCATCAAGTAAAAGAAGATAAGACAGTCAGTTATGATAAAACGTATTAAATTTATTATCATTTTCTATCACCTTTTTTCATTTATTTTCTCCTCTTGTATATTTCATTCCACAACTCGTGGTTTTCTTTTTGTAAAATATTATTTCTTTCTTTTAGGGCTTTAATATATAAAGCAAAATCCATTCTTTCGCTCTTATATTCACCGATTAATATTGCTAACAACCATATGATAAAAAATAGCACTCCAATGAAGATACCCATAAAAGCAATCATTCTTCCATTACCTTCTCTTTCCAATATTTTTTATCATGATCAATTGCTTTGTTAGTTAGGATTTCAATAACCGTACATAGCCCCTCTAATTTTGTACAGGCGACATCTAATGCTTTTTCTAGCTTTTCAATCTTTTGCTTATCTTCTAAAAGATACTGACAAGTAGCGTCAATATCTTCATATTTGATATGTTTGATTGCATTATCATTAGGCATTGTTTTCATATGTTGGAACATAGATACTAGTTGTCCTCTTGTTTTAGTCATCTAACCACCCCAATTCCTTACATTGTTGATTTATTGCTTTTAAAAGCTCCATATCAACCGCAGGTGGTTCAGTATAACAATAATCATAATCTTCAGAATATTCATCACAATATACAGATGTTAGCTTTTCTTCTTTATCGAATAAAACAACAAATGTACATAAGTAGCCTCCTTCATCTACGATTGGTTTTTTATATACAAACCTATCTAGTCCGAAATAATCAAATTTTTCTTTCTTAAATCCCATTGATTCAAACATTTCTTGTGCTGTCATCATAAAATTCCCCCTAAATCCAAACGAAGTTTAAAACCTAAAACAACATAATCATGTTTACAGTATTCTTCATCATCTAAAATATAAACAATTTCTACATTTACAAAGTTTCCTATGAACTTATCATTTTCAAATTCTCTTAAAGTTATGATATCTCCAACTCCAAAATTACGATCATTTTGTCGCACTTCAAATGTCTTGATACCACGTACTACATCTCTAAAATATTCGGGTTTGATTTTTAATTCATGTGTTTTCATAATTCCTTAACCTTTCTTAATCATTCATCAAAACCTATTCCCAATGTAATCGAACAAACTTGGTTGATCTTTGCACATCCTCAATGAGCAACGTTTCTTGTTTTGATTCCATTTTTGAATGGTTAATGCACCGCTCCCTGCACACATATCAATAACGTCATTATCATCTGCTATTTTAGCCATTAATTTTGCAAGACTTTTAGGTGTATAATCTTGCTTTTTTTCAACTCTATCAGCTTCGTAATATTCAAATATTTTTTGTAACCAATCTGTGGATAAATCGTTATCAACCACTTTACAAAATAAATCATATTTATTGTAATCATTTGAAATAACACATTCTTGGATTTTTTCTTTTAAATCCTTTAAATTTTCAATGTTAAATATTTGTTTTACTTTATCACACAGCTCTGTTAGTTCTAATGTTGAATCATGCATTATTAATCCCTCCCTACATTTGGAATAGTAATTGGATAAAATCTGTTTTCTTCAAATGCAACAGCAGAGCATTCTACTTTAGTCAACATTTTCATACCTCCATATCAATTCATCAACAGTAATACCATCATCAACATCTTTGTAATAACCTTTCATTCGCATGTCAATTAATACATCAACGTCTTCAAAGCATTCATCACCATCACCATTACTAGACACTACTTTTAATAGATCCAATTCAAATTTAGTCATCTTCCATCAATCTCTCTTTCATTAATTCAACTCTTTTTTCTTTGTTGCAAAGTCCACATTTTTGATTGCAAATATGATTTTTTATCATTAAGTAATTACAATCTTTTACCTCTTCTTCCCAATCGTTACAAGCTTTATCTAGTGCTCTATTTAACTTATTAATTCTTCTTTTCAACTTCTTGTTTTTTCTCATTAAACGTTTAGCTTTTATTTGAGATTTATGTAACGCTTCAAATAATTCTTGATTAGTCATCATCAACCACCTCGCAGTTATCTAGAATGTTTTGAATAGGGAATTCACCTTTATTCAACCAAGCGAACAAATCTTCTCCCCAATCTTCTAAATTTACCCATTCTTTATTTGACTTGTTTTCAAAATAAACAATTTCTTCTTTGCAAATATAGTCATATTTTTCAGAAAAATATTTCAACAATTCATATTCTAAACGAGATAGTTTAATAGGTTCTTTATATTCTTCGTAAAGCCATTTAATTTTATTGTATTTACAGTTTCCAGAATTGTTGATTCCAAAATCACAACTCTTACAAGTACCATAGCATTTAATAACTTCTCCATTTTTTGCTGCAAAATCATAGTCATATTCCTTGATTTTATCTTCATATACTTCAAAATTTTTCATATCAATACACTCCCAAATAATATCTTTTAACATTTTCTTCACCGAATTTGTCGATAAGGTTTTGAATTGTTTTTTCGCTATCAAAATAAATATCTTTATGTTGAACACTGTAAAGACAATCATTTCTTATTTTTTTAGCCGTGTGGTCATACCAAAGATAATAATTATCGCTAGTATATTTAAACTCTCTAGAAGTATCTCTAAACGCTTTTTGAATATCGCAATAAAGTTGACATTCTTCCAGTGTTTTGAAAATGCGATTGTATTTCAAAATCCTGTTGTTTCTACTTTTGAACTGTTTGATATTTGTATAAACAACTGGGTTCAATTCAATATCAGCAACCCAAAACGCTTCGCTTTCGTTAGGTATCCAAGTTTTAGGTGTTGGTTCAAAATTGTTTTTGTTCTTTTTAAGTTCTTCTAAATCTTTTCTAACTTCTTCTAAATCTTTTCTAACTTCTTCTACTTTTTTCATTTTTGTTTCCCTTCTTTTAGTACCGTTTTTTCTGTACTCTACAGATTTTATTACACCTTAACCTTTCTTAACGATATCTTTCATGTCATTCTTGTAATAACATCCCTTGCAAACTGCATATCCAAAACCCGTTTTATTTTGAATAATTCTTGATGTGTAAGAAGCTCCATACGTTATCTCTTTCCCACATTCGCAACAAGCAATTTTCTTGTTCATATCATCCTCATAATATGTAGCTCCTTCAGGCAATGCATAATCCTCATATTGGCCAGTTTCCAAATCGTACTTTCTAGCAAAAGCATGATCCATTGCAGTATTTAATAAATCAAAAAACTTAATAGCATCTTCATGCGTCATATTCTTGTGGTTTACATCAATGACAACAACACCATGTTCCTTACATAATTTTGACCATTCTTTACCTGTCATTGATATCACGTCCTCTAACTGGTCTATTACGCATAAAATTTTCAAAATCACGATTGCAATCTGCACAGATTTCCGCTTTCTTCGTTACAAGTCCACAGCCACCATTATTTTTAATTCCATACGCTTGATATGAAATTTTATAATTTGTAACCTCTTTAGTTTTGAAAATTCTCTTGCATCTATCACATTGAACAATTCCTCTGTCTATTCTCATTATTTGCTTCCTCTCTTCTTTTCTTAACAATCATTGAAAGTCTTTTATTCCTTTCTTGAATTCTTTGATTTTGCGTTCTCAAACGATAATTTTCATTTTCAAGATATGCAATTTTTTTCTTGAGGGGCAAATAATCAACTTCGCCCCATTCAAGAAGTAATTTTCTTAATTCATTACACTTTGACATCAGTTTATATATGCCCCTGAAAGCTTATTTTTCTTTGCCCATTTATTAACAAAAGCAACAACACTATCAGTAGGACTACAATTATTTTTGCCTCTTAATTGAATAACTTCGTTTCGTCTTAATTCCAATGTGTAGTAAGGATGATTTACATTTTCACGTTTTCTAATCAAAAAGATACTTGTATCTCCTGCTGCATACTTATCGATGTAAGTACGTACGCAATGACTTAGTTCCTTGCTTTCATTTATTAGATCCAATGGACTATTGGCAGGTGTAATAATAAATTCATTATCACCAAAACGATATTTATAAAGTTCCTTGATAACACGATTCTTTATCTGCTCTTGTTTTTCCATTGAATCAATGACTTGAATTTTTTTCTCTAATTTATCATGTGATTCTCTTAAATTTTGTGGATATAGTATCTTAGATGTTTTAGGCAATCCAAGCTTTTCTACAAACCTAAGATAATCAAGATAAAAATAAATATTAAAATTATTATCCATCATGTATTTGAGGCTTTTTTTATTGATTTCCATGTTGTTTCTGCTCATTCTTAAATAGCCAATGAATTTATCATACGTATCCAAGTTATATTTAAATATATCTTCTTTGCATTCACGATAATAAGCAATACTGCCACAAGCCTGTAAGTATTTGAGTTCATTTTTGCTTTCTAGTCCTAATATTGCCAAGCCTTTTTTTGACCATCTGAAATAGTTCATTCCCGTAGTGAGAGCCCATGTTAGATTAAGCTTTGCGAACATTTCGATTTGAGGATGTTTTTCATATAGTTCAAGCCATTCAAAAATTCTATATTCTTGCCATTTACTGTAAGAAAAAGCACAGTACCTATGTTTGGATTCTTCACATTCTTTCGATACTACATGCTTTGCATACTCTTCGTTTTCAATATAAGTGCCATAGTAATACGAACCACGATAGCATTCTCCTAAAATATCAAGAGTAGTATGTTTCGTTACATTCCATTTAGACTCTTCTTGAAATCTTGATTCAGTGTAAAACATGTAATTGATCAAGCACTTGATTCCATAATTTCCTTGATAAACATATCTGGATAACTTATTTCGACATCCACCAAGGTATCTTTGTACTTCAACAATTCTTTTTTGTTTTTTCTTATCTAGCCATCCTTGCCAAACGAAGTAAACTCTAGCAATCAATCTTCCATTCCAAAGTTCGTACCGAGTTACAAAATCAGTTACAACTCCATGAAATTTTTTCTTGTATTTCCATATGTGATCATTGCCATCTTCTGAAATAAAATATTTATTTGCTAAATAGTTATAATGATCTTTCAAATTCGCTGTTTTAAGTTCTTCTAGCAAAGAATCCAAGTTATTTTGGGTCGTCTTCGTCATAGTAATGCACCGCCCATCCATAAACTACTTCATCTTCAATACAAGCTGTATTTCCTGTAGCTTGTTTCCTAGCATTAGATTCCACAAATTGCCACATATCTGTAATTGATTTTTTAGGATTTCTCATTTTTTCATCCATTCCTGGTACGGACATCAAATATTTAAAGATTCTATCAATCGGTGTTTTTAAATTGTCTGGAACAGTAGCAATTTGTTCTTCAAGCATTTGAGGCGTTTTTGTTTCTTTTGCGGATTTCTTTTTACCTGCAGGTTTTTCCTCTTTTTTAGTTTTTTCTGCTGGTTCAGTCGCTTGAACTGTTGCTTGTTTTTGTTCTTTGGTCGCTTGTTTTTCTTCTTCTACAACTGGAGCAGGTTGTTGATCAGCAACTTGTTCAACTTCTTTTTTATCTTCTTTGACCTTTTCAGGTTCTTTTTCTTCATCCAATAATGACCATAAATCCATAATTTTAAATCCTCCTGTTATTTTGATTTTTATTTGATTATTTAATTTGGTTTTCTTTCTCCAATTTCTTCAACACATACTTTTAAGCATTCATTTTCAGCGTATTCTCGCATGATAACTAGTTGGCATATTTGAATGTCATCGTAGTAAGCAACATCATTGAGAGCATCTAAAACTACTTTGATGATGTTGTCGATATCGGGTTTAACAGTACACAGAAACGTTTTATCTAAAAGCCAATTCTTTAATTTTTTAGTGGTTGATTTTGGAACTTCTCTGTATGCAAATATCTTTACTCTTAGAGCCTTGTTACTTTTGTAACTTGTAGCTTTTCGGTAGTACATTGCTATTTTTTGTTCATAATCTTTTGTTTTTTTAGGCGTATAAGCTCTTACAAATCTTCCTTGTGTCGTGAATCTTGGTCTTCCTTTTCCAACGATAGTTCCTGGGACAGTGAACCAAAACTTCTTGTAGTTTGCTTGTATTCCAAGATTAAGCTCGCATTGGGTCGAAATCATCCTCAACACCTCTTGTTTCATTCATCAATGAATCAAGTTCCTGTTCTTCCTGATAAGTTTCTTCAGGTTCTTCTACATCCATATCTTCAAATTCATCATAATCTGTAGGTTGTTGTACAAGTTCCATTTCCTGTTGATCATATGCATTGTGTTTAGGATCGTCTTTGATATTGAAGTAAACTGTCATAGCAATTGTTGTTTGGCCACCATTAAGTTCAATTTGGTCATAAGCTGCCAAGTAGTATTGGTTCCAATCTCCAGCTAGGGTAGTAAATTCACTATCACGTTCTTCATCCAGCAAATAGATATCAGGAGATCCTATCCTGTCTAAAATCTTGTTATCGTCTTCCGAAATCCAACGATTTGTTACTTCAACGATTTTTGGTATTTTGTATGGATCACCTTTTTCAACGGAAAATACTTTTCTTGAAAGATATCCTGCATGTTTGAAGAAATTTCTAACTGCAATCAGATAGGACTCTTGACAATTGAAATGTTCAGCTTTAGAAAGCATCATATCTCCGTTTGGCAATTCCGACAGTTCATAAGGGATTTTTCCAAATTCTCTTAATTCATCGTCTAAGAGAAGATTGCTTTGAAAGTCATAAACTGCTGCATAGTTATTGCATACTAGATAGAGCTTTTCATCATCGCCATAAAACACTGGTGGATATGCACTGTTCTTCTTGATGATTTCCTTTGCAATTGAAAGAAATCTATGAAAAAACGGTTCTTCGTTCTTTTTTATTAGCATTTTGGTTTCTCCTTTTTGTTTAATTTCTTGTTTTCATAGCAAAATCTTCATTCTAACGAATGTTTTAAGATAATTGGTAAAGTTAATCATCTTTCTAATAAACACTCGCTAGAAATGAAAATTTTAAGATTTTTTATTTTAGTTAGAACTGAATATCATCTTCCATGATGTTGTAAGATGGTTGTTCGTTCATAAAATTATCTTGCTGTTGGTTTTGAACAGGTTGTTGATAACTGTTTACTGGTGCTGATGCTTGTTGATGATATTGTTGTTCTTCGTATTTGTCTCTAGGTTTTGTTTCTAGAAACTGAACTGAATCACAGACAACTTCAGTAACATAAACACGTTGACCTTGTGCATTGTCATAGCTTCTTGAACGAAGTCTTCCTTCAACTCCAACCAACGAACCTTTTGAACAATACTTTTCAACGTTTTCAGCAACTTTGTTCCAGGTAACACATGAAATGTAATCCGCTTGCTGTTCTTCATCATTTCTCTTTGGACGGTTCATTGCTAAAGTAAAACTTGTAACTGCTGAACCGTTTTGAGTTCTTCTAAGTTCAGGATCACGTGTCATCCTACCAACTAAAACTACTCTGTTTATCATATCTTCTACTTCCCTTGTTATTTTGATTTTGAAGTTTCATTTCCAATCTTTCCTTTGCTTCTCCTCTGTATGTAAGAACACCATCATTACGTTTTCTAACATGTTCTTCATGTAGGATTTTGACCATTTCCTTATCGTAGTTACAGTCTTTGAATTTTTTAGAATATTCTCTAGCTTCTTGTGAGTTCGAAAATCTAAATGGAAAATTCCCAAAATCATCATCTTCATACTGAATAATTACTGTATTAGGTTTAATTTTCTCTACTGAATAGATGTCTCCATCAATGTTAGAAATGATTTCAGCAAGATTAGGAATGTATTTGTTAGACTTTGAAAATTTGACAATTGCCTTTTGAACTTGTTCATACGAATATTCTCCAAACATCATCATCCATGTTTCAACTGTATCTTGTGTTATGGCTATTTTTGAATTTGGATAAATACTTTTGTAAAATTTCAAAATCTTTTTAATTTCTAATTTTTCCAAATTTTCTAAATTCCTTTCTGAATGTTGTGTGCCTACTATATATAGCAATCTGCAAAGTCGTATGCGAAGGATTGTTATTTGTGAGTGTGCACACACCACTCATTCTTTACATTCTTATACATTCTTTACATTCTTATATAATAAAGATAGGATGTAATTTTAGATTACTTTGAAAGTATTCCTCGATTACATTGAACGTAATTTTAGATTACTTTGAAAGTATTCCTCGATTACATTGAACTGTCTTGATATTTCTTGTAATTGAGTATCTTTATCTCGGTTTTACCAATACCACCTCGATACGTTTTATAGTCAATTACCTTATTTTCTTTTAGGAATTTCATAAATTTATCAAGAGCAGGTCTACCAATACCTAAATCATTAGCTATATCTTTCTTAGTAGTTATCAACGTACCAACCTCGCCATATCTACTATCGAAAGTGGCATTGAAGAGGCAGTACGTAAATAACTGCCATGCATAAGGATTTTTAAATATTTCATCCTCTTGTGCTTTTCTATACAATTTTACATAGCCTCTTGTACTAACCTCTTTTGCCATCTAAAGACTCCTTTAACTACATTGACATTGGGTCGAAACTGTCTACTGGAACTGGTTCAGCTTGTTTTTCTTCGCTGATAACATTTTGCATTGTTGGAGCTGTATTCGCTTCAATTGCTTGATGTACCTGAGGAGTTTCTTCTGCAACAAAATTACTTGTCGTATCTTCAACACCCATTTCTTCAGGAACATACATACCTTGGAATTCTGATGTAAAAGCTTCTCTTAAACATTGAGCAACTGCTACTTTTCTAATCATTGTTGCTGGTTTACCACTCCATTGCGAATTTACTGTTCCGTCTTTTTTCTTACCGACATATTCATCAATTGATACTTCTACACGTTCAGGTTCTCTATCTTTTCTATAGACTTCACACCATCCACCAACTAATTCTTCTCTTGACGGCATATAGAATGTACCAACACGATAATCAATTTTGCCTTCAGCAGTTAAAACAATAATTCCTGCTTTCTTCCCTTGATATTCAGGATGCTTATCTGCTCTTTTTTGATAAACATCTTTAGAAACGACCATTGTTGCTGGTGAACTACCATATTTAATCAAATGTGCTTCTTTAATAAATGGGTTTAATTTTTGTGCTGAACACAATGCAATGAATAGTTTGACTTCTTGATCACTTACATTACCTCCTCCAGCAACTAGATAAGCCTTTACGATTTTAGAAGATAATTTGATTTCTCCTGTATCTGTTTTGATTGTTGTTACCTTGTTTTCTCTTACTTCATTTGCTTGTTGTACCATGCTTTGTACTGCCATAATTTATTTTCTCCTTTTGTTTAGTGTTATAATTTACCTCGAAAGTGAGGTGATAAAATGAATGAAAATGTTGTGAGTGAGGTAATAGAGGTTGATTCAGAATATGAATGCAATAGATTATTAAATACTGGTTACTACATTTTTTTAAATTGCTATGCAGTTACATATGAATCTAAACAGTTTCCTGGAGTACCTACTCAACAAATTTATTATTGTTTAGGGAAAATCAGCTATTAAGCTATTCTCCCCATAACAATCGCTGGATTATCCGGTTGAGGGAAATATGCATTTAGAATTATCCATTTTCCGCTTTGGATTCTAGTTGCTATTTCCTTCAAATCATTTAATTCAGCTACTTCTTTTACGCTGTTCATTAATTTACTTCCTTTACGTTATATTTATTGATTACTCCTGTTTGAGGATCACTCAATTCTTTTTCAGTTAGTTTTACTTCTCCAAAACCGAATGTTGGATTGATGCTCTTGATTACATCCATATATCTGTTCAACATTTGAAGTGCTGCTAAATCACCTTCAAATTCAAATGTTCTTTTCCATTTTTGACCTTCAAATTTTGGAGGAGTTTGTTTAATTTCTGTAACGACATATTTATCGTTTACATTTGCAATTGTTTCATCACCACGTTTAACTGGTGTGTATTTAGGCTTAGTTGCTTCATCAGCTGAATGAATAGCTTGTTTTCTTGCTTGTTCCAATTCCTTTTGATGTCGAAGTTCTACTTCCTTTTGTTTCTTTTCAAATTCTTCCTTTTGATGTCGAAGTTCTACTTCCTTTTGTTTAGCTACTGCTTGTGATTGTTTTTTGATATTGTCTACTTCATCAGTAATCATTTCAGTTACTTTAGGAAGTCCTTCTGTTTTCAAAAGCGATTGATATTTTTCTCTTGAAATGAGCTTTTCATCAACATTCGCAATATGACATGCATTTGTGATTGTTTTTTCAACCATTTCTAAATTCAACTTGTAGTTCTTTTCTTTTTCCATCAAAGAATTAAATTGAGCTTCAATCTGTTCTTTGAATTTCTTTTTAGAAGTTGAAGTATTTAGCCATTTTTCATCAAAAACAAATTGATCAGCATATTCTTGAGAAAGCATCCCTTTTGAAATCAATGCTTTTTTCAATTGGTCGATTGCTGTTTGGTACTCTTTTCTTAGAGCGTCTTTTTGTTTCTTTACATACACATCTACATTTTCAGCTACTGTATCGGCAGTATCATTTAACGCATTAATGACTGAACTTACTTTTTTCTTAAACTCTTCCAAAGGCTCTTTATATGCTTTTTCTAATGCTTTTCTTTCAGCATCCAAGTTCTTTGCATAAGAACGATACAAAGGAACCATTCCTTCTCCTTTTTTAACAAAGTCCTTATAATTGGTTTCATCAACCACTACACCCTTTTTAGCTTCAATTGCTGGAATCAATTTGACAATATCATCAATATTAGAAATGATTGCTTCATTTGCAGGGCGCTTTTGAACTTCCAATGAAAGATGCTTTTCATCAATGTTAACTTGTTCATCAATGACTTTTGCATCTGCCTCAATAACTTTTTCTTCGGCTGGTCTAAAGAATTCTATCGTATTGACTAATTTATATCTTGGATCAATTGCTTGTGTTGCTGTTTGCCAATAAACAATCTTGTTTTGTAATAAGATTGTAATTGGTTGGTTCCCCGGATAAGGGAGCTTGATAACTGGTTCTCCATTGTTAAGAAAACAGTTATTAATTGATAAGAAGTTGATTACTTTATCAAATTCTTCTTTGGTTGAAATACTGACTGCTACAAGTTCTTGTAACAGTCCTTGTTGTAATTCGTTCATTTCTTTTTCCTCCTGGTAATCTTTAAATTGTTTTTAATTCTTTGTTTCTATTTTCAAGGAATGGTGGCGGTGTTTGTGTTTCAATTAAGTTCCAGTACCACAATTCCGTTTTAAATAGGTATTTTGCATCTAACACCAAATCATCATAGTGTAGATAAACAACTCTTGTTTCTTGTTTTCCTGCACCATTATTAGCCCAAGGAATATCTAAAATTGCATATAGGACAAAATGTCTTAATCCTGTAGTTATCATGTAATGCAACACTTGAAAGTAATAAGTAATTGGAATGTGATCCTTAGCCCATTCTTTGAGCATTGCACCATTTTGAATAGTAGTTGATTTGATTTCTAATCCCCATTTTTCTTTGGTTTCCTTTTCAATCATTGCTCCATCAAGATTTGCTCTTAAAAATGGATATTTCTTGTTCGATAAGCTGATATCCTTTGTATCAATCAATTCAAACTTGTTTTTATAGAGCACACCGAACAGTTCAATGAGAACTGGTTCTAATGCATTCCCTTTTTCAATTGCTTCACTTGTTTGAAATACGGGCTTTTTACGACCTGTCTTTTCTTCCCAAAGCTCATAGGGAGTTTTGTAATTACTTACGTTCATCACAATTCCTGCATCAGAACCGCCAATTCCTTTACCTCTTAGGCTATGCCAATGTTCTTCATCTTTGACATAATCAACATTACAGTTAGGAAAGAACTTCTCATAGTTCGTAGTTTCCATCTTCTAGATCCTTTTGATATTTAGAAAGTTTTTGTTCCATTGAATTGAGTTCCATATGTTCTTCATTGTTTAAAAAATCCTTACAACTCAAACACATGATGCTGGTTTCCAAGTTAGCAACTTTCTCTTCTAATTCTTTCTTCTTCATCTTCTAACGCTCCTTTAAACTGTTCTTTGATGTACTTATCCAATTCATTACAGCAATGATTAAAAGCATTTCTTGCAGGTGTAAACATTTCTTTGACTTTATCAATGTCAACACCGATTGGAGCTGTCTCCAGGAAAATACTTCCTAAGATATTCCAATCATTCGTTGGTATAGCTTTAAGTTCATCACCATCTTTTTTGATTCCAACTTCAAATTTTAATAAAGGAATATTTCCAAGAATTCCTTCTTTGACTCCTTTATTTTCATCACAATTAATTCCAACAACTTCAACATTTGCACCTGCAGCTTTTGCCATTTCTACAATGGCTTCCAATAATTTCTTATCCATGGTTATTTCTCCTTTTTGATATAGATTTCCACTTGATATTTCTGTTGCTTTGGACTCTCAACAAAGATGTCTATTTTGTTACCTTTTATGGCACCACCACAATCTTGTGCGATATATTCATTACCGTTGATTAATACGATAGAGCCATAAGGGATAATTGAAGGATCTACTGCAATAGTTTTCCCTTCTTCAGCAATAGCACCTGTTGATGTCAAACGACCGTATCGGTCTTCTCCGGGCCAATAATAAGTGATAACGAACTGGCCGAGAGCTCTTCATTTTTGAAGTTCTTCTACCTGCTTTATCAGATACTCATTATCTTTTTGAGCACTTGTATAAAGCTCCTGGTACTTTTCTTTTTGAGATACCGATTCATTGTAATAGTCTTTTAACAATGCCATCTGTGACTGTTGCTCTTTGATAGCTTCATTACATTGATCCAATTTGCTTTCGTAATAGCAAACAGGACCTGCAAAACACCCAAAGAGCAATATTCCAATTAAGAAATATTCTTTTTTAGTTAGCTTCATATTGCATTTTCTCCTTTTATTTTTTATAATTTATTTGGTTATTTTGGTTTTTATTTGATTAAATCAGTGCTTGTGTAAGTGCTGATTTTTTCATTTGATGAATGCATCGATAAGGCTTGTAACTCCAATCGCACATAACTTTGCAAGTATCAGTGTGAAAGTTATTACTGTTGCAAGACCTCTTGCTGATAATCTTTCCATAGCGATTGCTCCTTTCAATTAAAGGCTGCATCAAATACTTGGTTGCGTAGCTTACTATATTCATCCTTAGAAATAACTTCTAATTCACAAGCAGTAGCAAGAACACCGCACAAGTACATATATTGGTTGTTCACACCGTTATGGCATGTATCAAGCTCTGATTGCTTTTCTTGATATTTTTCAATTGGACAATATTTAAGTGCTTCCTTTGCATCATTTCTTTTTTTGATTTGGTCATTAAGAAATCCAATCTCAAATTCGATTTTCTTTTTGATGGTTTTTATTTGTTTTTCATGTGTCATAAATCATCACCCCTTGTCTTCACTTCTCGATGCGATTTTTCCGCATTCAATAAGTCTAAATTTCATTTGATAACTGATACCACTCATCAACCATAGATTTTCAACTTCGATTTCAAATCTTCCACGTTCGTAACCTAAATCGAATCTTGTTTTAGGTGAATCCTCTTTTTCAGCAATTCTTAATATTGCTAAGAACTTGTCATCAATTTGTTTCTTGACACCTTCACGTTCAGCAATCGCTTGAATATGTCTTTCTCTGTTTGTTTGAACCAATTTATTGATTGCTTTATTCCAAAGATTTTCATAATCACTTGCTCCTCTCCATTTATAGACAAGCATTATCAATAGAACTGCTACTAAAATAATGTAATAAATCATCTTGTTTTTCCTTTCTACTACCAGCCATCAAAGGACCAACCTCTTGTGTTTAAAATGAAATATTCCACAATCAATGCTCTATGACTTTAAAAGTACCAACCGTTAAAACTAAAGATTTTTTTATTTATAAAAGGAGTTGAGATTGGTCCTTTGATGACCAGTAATCAATATTCAATTTTTAAACTGAAGAATTTTTGTTGTTGTAAAGAGTTTCGATGTAATCATCAAGAACACTTTTAGCAATCAAGTTTTTCTTCTTATCTTTGATATGCTCAAGCTCATCGCTATTAAGCATTTGATAAATGCGAGTCCTTCCTATTCCTAAATATTCAGCAGCTTGCTTCACTGAGAAAAGCGGACCATACAATTCTCTAGGCATGTGTATCTCTCCTTTCTACAATGTGTTTGATAAAGCTGTTATAACGTATGCAATTTCACATTGTTTTCTTAATTTTGCTTGATAAGTTACGTTTTTCCACCCTGCTATTCTGTCTATAGCATTTCTTAAAACTGCCCACGTAATTGGGTATCTTTGTTCAACATTTTCCATTTTTTATAGTTCCTTTCTTAAACTCCAAATTCTTGTATTTAATAAAGTGTCTTTTTAGGAAACTTCATTAAATATCAGTTAAAATATGTTTGTGCTTGATAGAAAATTAACGTTTACGTTAAGTTTTGGGCAAAATATATAGTTCCTCCATTGGTATTTTTAATACCTGAGAAACCATTAACAATTCCTTACCTTCAAAATCAACAATGCCTCGTTCCTTTTTTGAATAAGTAACAGTGGAGCATTTGAGTATATCGGACATTTGTTTTTGTTTAATATCCAACTCAACACGTCTAGCTTTAATTTTCCTAGTGTTAATTTCTACATTCATTGTTTCACCTCTCTTTACGTTTGCGTTAACTTTACACTAATATAGTAACTTAACGCAAAATGAAAGTCAATATAAAATTATAATATTTGTTAAGTTTGTAGTAATCATTTTTACTTTTATTATAAAAAATGTTAATTTTAATATAAGAAAAAGATTGTTTAGGAGGCTTAATTATGAATTATGATAAACCAGGGGATCGAATAAAGAGATTAATAAAAAAGAATGGACTATCGCAAAAAGAATTTGTTGAAAAATTCAATGAAAAATATGGTTATTCCGATTCTGAAGCAACTGTTTCTCAATATGTAAATAACAAACGTACTCCTGAAATTGACAAAATGGTAAAAATTGCAAATTTTTTCAATGTAACACTTGATTATATAATGTGTAGAACTGATGTGGATAGTGATATGTCTATTTATGACAAACCAAAAGAAGACACAAACAAACCAAATATGAACTTCTCTACCCCACAAGAAGCTCTAAGCTTTATTTTAAAACAAGAAATGGTAGCCGATTTTGGTGGGTATGATTTAGAAAATATGTCTGATGATGAAATCATGGAAATGGCAGATGATATTGCTGATATGTTGAAGATTATATCTAGAAAGCACAAATAATATTAATTAAGGGAGTGTGCTTATGGATGAACATAGAAAATCAACTTAATGATTTATTGAATGAATTTAAAACATTAAATGTAAAAGAAATTGCTGATCTATTGAATATATCTATCCAGTATCAAGATTTCAAAGCGAAAACTTTAGATTCAAGATTGATGATTGTTGATTCTAAAGGCTACATATTTGTAAGAAGCGACTTAGATTGTGCATATGAACATTTTCTTATAGCACACGAGTTAGGACATTACGTCCTGCATTTTGATAAAGACATCAGTTTTAATTTTCTAAGGCGAGTCTACAAAACACGATTAGAAAGAGAGGCAAATGAATTTGCCTGTAGATTACTGATGTATGAAGAACTACATAATATAAAAGGTATTGAAAATATTGAATTTATTGTAAAAGAAAAAGGAATTCCGCTTAAAGTTTGGTATTCGTTGAATGAGAAGATTATTTAGTAATAACAAAAGTAAGGAGATGTTAAAAATGTCAGCAATTGAAGAACAGGTAATAAAAACAGCAGGCAAAACAGGTGAAGGCGTTTTAAATAAATTATTAGGTCCTTCTGCTGAATTTCTTGGCAAAGGGCTAGCAAACTATTTAAAGGTCAAATTGTCAAATTCACCTTATTGGGGTGAAGAAACAAAAAAAGAACAAGAAGCTAATGTAAAAGATACAATGAATATCTTTCTTGAAAATTTCAATAACATCGATGACAAAGACAAGAAAGAGTTATCTGTAAATATTGTCGCTCCGGTCATCGATAGTTTATTTACATATTTTGAAGAGCCAAACTACAAAGAAATGTTTGGAAAACTTTTAGCATCATCTTTTGATAAAAATAAAGAACATCAAATTCACCCTTCTTTTGTTTCAATAATTCAACAATTAAATTCATTAGATGCTGAGATACTTGTAATGATTAAAAGTGCTAATACTTTACCTTATGCAAAGCTTTTCGAGGTTTATGAAGATAATTCAACATTGTCTCCATTTGCACCCGATATGTTCGCATTGCCAGGAAATGAAAATTATTCTAATTTTGATGTAATAGCATCTATTGATAATTTAGAAAGGCTTAAACTGATTACTGTAAGAAAAGATATTGTATGTTTCGATGAAGCATATGAACCATTTAAACAAAGAGACAATTATAAAATATTCGAGGAAATTGCAAAAAAAGAAAATGGTCATTTAAGAATGGATAAATATCGTGTTGAACTTACTCAACTTGGTTTAAATTTTGTTAGTGTTTGTTGTTAATTTCATCCAACCCATATTTAATAACCAAATTAAAAAACTTTATAAAAAACAGTGTTGTTAGTATTGATATTAACAAGCTAATCAAAATAATCTTAATCATTCTCTTTGGATCCTTCTAAATTTTTTTTAAAAATTTTTATTGAATAATAAAAACCACAAATCAAATTAACAATTAAAGAAATAATAAACACTAAAAAATAAATAATTATATCTTCCATACTTATACCGCCTTTCTTTGATATAAGTATATCTAATATATGACATTAATTCAAACTATAGCAAATAAGAAAAGGGGAAAAAATAAATGAAAAAAATATTGAAGCAAATGTTAGCACTATGTTTTACATTATCACTAATGGGATGTTCACAATCTTCAAGTGAAGTAATTGAATTATCTAAAAATAAATATAAGGCCGATTCAAATGGCTATGTTTATATCAAAGGAAAACTTATAGAGAACGACTTAATTTTAAACGTAAAAGATGATGATGACTTACTAGAAACACAACATTGTGATGTACAAGATAATGGTAAATTTACCATTTCGTTAAAATTTAATGAAATCATCAACAATGATACCCCAGAAGTTACTATTTATACAACTTATGAAGGTGAAGAATATAGAAAAAAAGTTAAGGTAAACATAAAAGACTATATCGATTCTATTTATCAAAAAGATGAAGAAGAAAAAAAAGAACAAGAACAACTTGAAAATGAAAAAAGTGATTTAGAATCATACAAAGGTAAAACAGTCACAGAATTCAGAACAAGAGCTAAAGAATTAGGATATTCTGTGCAATACATATATCAACCAACTCAAAAAGACTACACTGATTATGTAAATGAAAGTACTGATGAATTTATGTCAAGCTGGGTAGTTGTTGATCTTTATATTAATACCAAAAAGAAAGATATAACAGTTTATGTCAAAGGAATATAAAAATATTGTTGTGAAGAAAACCAACCATGACAATAATTTAGATTATCTCTATGATAATCATCCTGAATTGTTAGATGATTATATAGATGTGTATGAAAATTCTATATTTGCTGTTGATAATGAGATATCTCCTGAAGATATGGCTGATATCATGCAAATGATAGAAGTTTTCAAGACAGATAAGTTTAGAAGTTTAAATTAAGATATTACGCCTGTTTTTACTGTGGGCGTTTTATTATACGAAAGGAGACGTGATTTATGGCCAAAGCCAGAAAAATCAAGAAGAAAAACGGTACATACACATATGAAGTAAATGAAGTAATTGGAAAAAATGAAAATGGAAATCCTAAAAGAATTTATGCTTATGGTGCTACTTTAAAAGAAGCGAAAGAAGCATTGAGAATAAAGCTTGATGCGTACAACCGCATGGGCTATCAAAATATACAGTCCAAAATGACAATAAATGAATTGTATGATTATTGGTTAAAAAATGAAGCAGAAACTGGTGAACTGAAAGAAAATACTCTTAAAGGATATAGAGGTGTTTATAAGAACCACATTAAGCCTAAATTAGGGCATATCTTTCTAAAGGATGCAAATGTCATGACGATACAAAACTTTGTCACAGAGACATCTGAACGCTTATCTGAACATATTATGAAGAATGTACATATCGTTTTAGGACAAATGTTACGTTTAGCTTTTGACCAAGGATTCATAGCAAACAACCCCTATCTTTATATTAGAAAGAAAAAATACAAAAAAGATAGATGTTTGAATTATGAATTGCCAGATGAAGATACTTTAAGATTAATCCCTACTCTATTTCATGAAACGGATCCTGAATATATTTCGTTCTATATTGCTCTTTATACTGGAGCTAGATGTTCTGAAATATTTGGCCTAACATGGAATGATGTTGATTTTGAAGAACGTACAATAGACATTAATAAACAAATTAGTGAAATTGGTGGTGTTCATGAAATTGCTACAAAAACCCCTACATCTGTTAGAAAAATCAAAGTTTCTAATGATCTGATAGAAATGTTAAAAAACTATAAGTCTAATTTGGATAAATTTGCCCTTCTCTACGACAAATCATTTGGAGGGGGTAAATATGTGTGTAGTGACTCAAAAGGCGTTCTAATGCGTCCTAGTTATGTTAGAAGGAATATTCAAAAGAAACTCAAACCTTACAACAAAGAATTTAGATTTCATACGTTAAGACACTTCTATGCTACTAAGGCTCTAGAAGCTGGAACAAATGTCAAAGCAGTATCTAAAAGACTTGGCCACGCTTCGGTACAAGTAACTTTAGATAGATATGTAACATTCACTCCTGAAATGGATGATGAAGCGGTTAATATCTTTGATGGCGTAATTGATAAATTCTTTCACGGATATTGTTAAAAAAATAAAAAAATTATGTGTTTTACTCCGCATTTTAAAATAAAACTGCGGAGTATATGCGTAATTGAGACAAAAAATGAATAAAAAAATGTAGAAAAGCTAGTGATTTCAAGGGTTTTGAAAGATTGTTGCACGGTTTCAATCTCGTATAACACAATTTGAGAGTTGACAACTTCAATTTGAGCGTCACAGCTTTTCTCTTTAACAATACGATTTTTGCTGGTCACTTCAGGAATAACAAGAAGTAAAATCACTAAAATAACTGATATACAAAATATCATTTCGATCAATGTAAACCCATTTTCTTTTTTTATCATCATTTTCACCTATAGTTTTCCTTTCTTTTATTTTTATTTATAGAGTTGAAACAACATTCATCATTGGAATTATAATAGATACATAAACAACAATGACAAAACTTGCAACAAATCCATAAATCAAAGGAACAATTGTTTTAATAATACGTGAAATTAAACGATCTATTTGCATAAACGAAATATCTATATACTCTTTTAAAGATTTTTTTTCATTTTTATTATGAATAAGAACGATAAACATCTTAAAATCATCTGAAAAATAAGGAAATGCTTGGATGGCAGAATCAATATTTCTTCCTTCTAAAATAGAATTATACAATTCATAAACAATCATCTTAATATCGCTATCTTTTATCTTGTTATAAAGAAGTTCAATAATAGTTGTTGCATCATAATTATTCATCAGCAACTCATCGTAATAGATAGCAAATTTAAGCGAGTAATACTTACAAATAACATTTTTAACTAATCGCGTATGTTCGATCATAA